TGTCAGGAATTTTGTATTGCTGGTGAAGGTGTATTCCAGAAAGATTTTGCATGGTATGTGAGAAAGTTTGTAGGTGCAATTAACGGACAATCTAAGTTCGTTACCGAAACTTTCTCCAACGGTTACATCTTTGCCTGATGTAATTCTCATCACTAAGTAACACTGACGTTCGGTAATTCCTACGTCATTACCTTCACTCTGGGCAGTACAGAATTGGGAGACTGATTCACAACGTAAGACCCAGATTTAACCAGACTAAACTATCACTTTCTTTTCTTAAAATGACTCGTTCAACTGCACTTGGTATGCTCAAGGTTGGTAACACTGGAGATGAAATTCTTCAAATCCTAGATGTTATCGTTGCAGATATTGAGAGTGAAAAAACTATCAATGAGATTGCAGATTTGCTCTTCTGATTGATAGTAACTCTAAGGGGGGAAAATACACAAAATCCCCCTTTTTTTGCCCAAATATATAAAGATTAGTCTTTTTTTATATTAAAAAAGGTTTTTTTAATGTATTTGCGTTGTTTGTATCGTTGTTGAGAATTGGTGTAATGTAGTTACTCAGCAGTGTATTTGGGGTGTCTTTGCAGTTACTTTATCGGTCATTTTATTCTCAATTAAATGTCTCATCTTGTAGTGATCTTGGGCAGCAGTCTATCACACTCTCGCAGAAATGTCAAGACCCCCGTCATAAGTTTTTCTGGGGATTGACATTCAAAAAATATCAGTCTTTCTGATAAATAACAGGTGGAAGATTGACAATATCTCTCAGTTATTCTATACTTACAAAGTCACTACCAACGGAGTCAATCATGTCAGTTGTCTATCAGCAAGCACAGAAGCAACGTTATAGAATCACGTTAGATCTTGAAGTGATGGATGACTTTGACCCGCACCAGATTGATTGGGAGCAGTTGTTTGAACTCCAAGGATCTGAGAGGGTTATTGATAGTTACGTAGAGGATCTGAGTAAACCTGTCAGGTGGTGATCTTCGTGGGTTGACAGTCACTCTCCTCCGTGTTATTATATGGGGGGAGTAACACCGTGAACCACAGTGTTTATGCCGGTTTGTGTTATGGTGCGGTGCCGCGTTGCCCCCCGTATATAAAAACGACTAACTACCCTAACCTACAGAGGTGACAGATCGACCTCGATATATAATGCGAAGATTGATTTCATTAGAGGAAAAAAAATTTCCCGCAAAAAATTTTTATGGATAAGGTTTATCACATTTACGCAAAGAAAGAGTGTTTATATAACAATCTTACTGAGGAACAATTTAATAATACATGGAACACCCTCAAGGGGATGGTTGGTCTAATGCAGACTGATTATCAACTTGAGGATTTATCATATGAGGAATGTAATCGGCCCCTTGGAGTAGGTTCGGATAATACAACAGAACCTATTGGTGAAGATTCATATTGACATTATACATACCACATACTATAATTGAACTGAAGCAAATTCAAAGTTATGGCAAAAGGATTCACTGTTAAGGCAAATGCCCCCAAACCAAAGAAGAAAGAAGAGTGGGATATTGCAGCAATTAAAGAACGGATGAAGGGTAAGACAATTGTATTTTGTTTGCCCGGTCGAGGATGTTCTTTTACATTCTTGAAGAATTTTGTACAACTTTGTTTTGACATGGTACAAAATGGAATGAGTATTCAGATCAGTCAAGATTACTCATCTATGGTTAATTTTGCACGTTGTAAGTGTTTGGGTGCAAATGTACTGCGAGGTCCTAAGCAAATTCCTTGGGATGGCAAACTGAATTATGATTATCAACTGTGGATTGACTCAGACATTGTATTTGATACAAACAAGTTTTGGCAGTTGTGTGATATGGCAATTGCAGAGGATGGTAGTGAGAAGGAAGTAGTTGCAGGATGGTATGCCACTGAAGATGGAGTCACAACATCTGTCGCACATTGGTTGGATGAAGATGAATTCCGTAAGAATGGTGGAGTAATGAATCACGAGACTGTCGATTCTATCCAGAAACGACGTAAGCCTTTTACTGTTGATTATACAGGATTTGGTTGGGTACTGATTAAGAAGGGAGTCTTTGAGAATCTGGAATACCCTTGGTTTGCACCTAAGATGCAAGTCTTTGAGAGTGGGAATGTACAGGACATGTGTGGTGAGGATGTTTCATTCTGTCTTGATGCAAAGGACGCAGGATTTGATATTTGGTGTGATCCTCGCATTCGTGTTGGGCACGAAAAAACTCGTGTCATTTGATTAATTGATTATCAAGAGAGGTCTTGATGACCTCTCGCCCCTCGTGTCTCGTATTAAAGGAGTTAAAGTTATGGCAATGATGAAAGGTGGAACTTATGTAAAGAGTGCCCCGAAGAAAACTCGTCAAGGAAAGTCACAAAATACGTTGCTTTCTGCGACTTCTCGTAATAAGAAAAAGAAACGTTATCGTGGGCAAGGTCGGTGATTAAATAGTGCAGTTACATTAATACATAATGTCTGCATTAATCTGTAACCTACCTTCAGTTGAAGTATGGGTAAGAAAAGAATATCTCACCGATCATCAATCTGGTCATGGTGAATTTGTAAAAGGCGTTTGGGTATCGTGTAAGTCGATACCTGGGCGCACTTTTTATTTTGAGACGTATTTGCCGGAATATGCGGCAATGTATGATAAACTACCTATTAGTGCGTTTGTGTCTGCTCCAGAGGTTCCTAGCCCCGATATGGACCTTCCTAACCTACAGTTCTGGAATTGTATGGATTATGGTGTAGTAGCAGTTACCAAGCAATTTATTGGTAGTATGGACTATGAACTGTATACAAGAGACTTTGGTATTCAGAAGGGCACTTATATCTGTACCATAGATAATTACCATCAAGATCCTGAAGTGGTGGACTATGCTACTAGTGAAAACCCTGCAGAACATAAGTCACATAACCTTATTGAGTTAGAAAATGGTCAATATGCATTATATCCTAACAATAGAATGCGTATCTATGACAACAGTTTGACACCTGTTGAACCTAAGATGCCTGATTTTAAGGTTTCAACGCAATATTATCAGGTAGAAAATGGATGTGAACGTCTTGGTATGGGACGTGAGGATGAATATTTCTGGAAGACCGCAAAAGAAAGAGAAAATACTGAAAAAAACGAAAAAAAGATCGAAGATAAGTCATAAATACATTATAATCGCTGTATTTTTGTGCCTTTAGAACGGGTAAGTAGAGGTTTTAAAGACCTCAGCATGTCATTTCAGAATAATCCACTAACTAATGATTTGATTGCGCTCAAAAATGAGAATGCAATTGCCCGTTCTATACGAAATATAGTCTTTACGGTGCCTGGAGAGAAATTTTTTAATGAAGATTTTGGATCTGAAGTGTCTCAATACTTGTTTGAGAACGTAGATAATATTTCTGCACTCACTGTAAGAGATCAAATCAGACAATCTATCACAAATTTTGAACCAAGGGTAGATTTACGAACAGTTGATGTATCTGCTGACTTTGATAACAACAGTTTTGACGTAGTTATTATATACGATATCATAGGTGCGGATATTCCACCTCAAGAATTACAATTCGTTTTGCAACAAACTAGGTAAAAATGCCATTATCTAACTTTTCTAACCTTGATTTCAATCAGGTTAAGACAACTCTTAGAGAATATCTCAAAGAAAACTCAGATTTTACTGATTATGACTTTGAAGGGTCGAATTTATCGACCATTCTTGATGTTTTGGCATACAATACCTACATCACTTCATATAATGCCAACATGGTGGCAAATGAAGTATTCATTGATAGTGCCACATTAAGAGAAAATGTGGTTTCATTAGCAAGAAATATTGGATATGTTCCAAGATCCAGAAAATCAGCAAGATCAACGGTAAGTTTTTCTGTTAATACGTCAAATATAACACCTGCACCTAGCACTCTGACTCTAAAAAAAGGAATCGTTGCTACAACACAAGGTTCATTCGGAAATAATTCTTTTACTTTCTGCATTTTAGACGATATTACAGTTTCTGTTGTTGAAAATACTGCATTTTTTGAAAATATTGAGATTTATGAGGGAACTTTTTTAACAAATACCTTCACTTACAACTCACGAGTCCCGAATCAGAAATTTATTATCAATAATATTGGTGTAGACACTGATTTAATCAATGTAACGGTCAGACCAAACGAAAATTCAACAAGATCTGTAAAATATTCACTACAAGACAGTCTATTTGACGTAAAATCTGACTCAAAAGTCTATTATCTTCAAGAATCTAATGATGAGAGATATGAAATAATTTTTGGAGACAATATTTTTGGACAAAAGTTAGAAAATAACAACTTTATCACTGTTGACTACATTACATCAAGTGGAGATGCGGCAAATGGTATCTCAGAGTTCACTTTTGCGGGTAGAATCAGTTATACAAGAAATGCACAAACATATAATGTAACCTCTGGCATATCATTGATGTCAACTGGTTTAATATCATCTGGTGGCGAAGAAATTGAAGGAGTAGAGTCAATCAAAAAATATGCTCCTAGAATATATGCATCACAAAATCGTGCGTTAACTGCAAATGATTATGAAACTCTGATTCCTGCAAAAATTTACCCAGAAACCGAATCTATCTCAGTATTTGGAGGTGAAGAGATCATTCCTCCACAATACGGCAAAGTATTCATTAGTATTAAACCAAGATTTGGTGATTTCTTACCAAACTCGATTAAAGATAATATCAAACTTAAATTAAAGAAGTATTCTGTTGCTGGAATTGTACCAGAAATCTTAGATCTCAAATATCTGTATCTCGAAGTTAATTCAAAGATTTATTATAACACAAATTTAGCACCATCTAGTGCTTTTGTATCTACTATTTGCCAAACTAATGCAAATACGTATGCTGAGTCAAGTGAATTGAATAAGTATGGTGCAAGATTTAAATATAGTAAGTTTTTGAAAATACTTGATAGTAGTCATGAATCTGTGACATCTAATATTACTACAGTTGCTATGAGAAGAGACTTGAGGGTTGTTCTTAATACGTTCGCAGAATATCAAATTGGTTTTGGAAATTCATTCCATGTCAAAAATCAAAATGGATATAATATTAAAACTAGTTCCTTTAGAATTGCAGGAATTCAGGAACCAGTTTACATGTCAGATTTGCCAAGTGGTGATGGTATAACTGGAATTCTGTTCTTCTTTACACTTCCATCAGTCTCATCTCAATCTCCAACAATTGTGAGAAGAAATGTTGGATTTGTCAATTATTCTAATGGAATAATTACAATGAACCCAGTAAATATCTTAGAAGCAAAATTAAAAGATGGTAGACCTATCATAGAAATTGAAGCGACTCCAACTTCAAATGATGTTGTTGGATTACAGGATCTTTATTTGCAACTAGATACTAGTAGTAGTGTGTTTGATGTAATAGTTGATAATATCTCGTCGGGTCTTGATCCCTCGGCATCGAATTATAATGTTTCTTCAAGTTATCCTAATGGTAATTTAGTACGATCCGGTGGACCTGTTAGCACAAGAACTAGCACAACCTCTACTACAACGTCAACTACCACAACGTCAACTACCACAGCATCAACACCATCCAGCACTGTTTCAACATCTGGAGCATCTACATCGGGATCATCCTCTTACTAAGAAGTTAACATAAAATGTCAGAAAACAGAGTACAGTTTAACACAATCGTCTCTAATCAACTTCCCGCATATGTTAGGGAAGATTTTCCACTTGTTGAATCTTTCTTAGAGTCATATTATAGAGGACAAGAGTATCAAGGTGGTCCTGTAGATTTAATTCAAAATATTGACAAATATATTAAAGTTGATAATATAACCAATCTTTCTTCAGAGATCATTCTTGATGGTGATATTGATTTTGACGATACTACTATTAATGTTTCAACCTCTAAATCTCCTACAGGAACAGATGGATTTCCTGATTCTTATGGATTAATTCAAATTGATGATGAAATTATAACTTACACCGGAAAAACAAGTTTTTCCTTTACAGGGTGTATTAGAGGTTTTGCTGGTATTACTTCTTACAGAAGTGAAATATTTTCGGAGGAAGTTGTATTTAATACTACCTCTGCAGAAGATCATGATTCTGGTGCTACAATTAAAAATTTATCTGTCCTTTTCCTCAAAGATTTTTTAGTTAAAACAAAACATCAAATTCTTCCAGGATTTGAGGAGAGAAATCTTGATCCTGATTTAAATCAAAAACTATTTTTAAAACAATCAAAAGATTTTTATCTTACAAAAGGAACCGATAGATCTTTTGAAATTCTTTTCAAAGCACTTTATAATGAAAATGTACAAGTAATTAAACCAAGAGATAATTTAGTTACACCGTCAAATGCTAATTTTGAGGTATTAAATGAGATGGTGGTTGAACCCATCTCAGGAAATCCACTTGAATTAGAAAATACTACATTATATCAAGATCAATATGATGATATTATTGAAAAGGCATATGCACCAATTACGTCAGTTGAAAAAGTAGATGTTGGATTTGGTAAAACATTCTATAGATTGACCTTTGATGGAGGGTATAATAGAGACATTGGTGTTGATGGTTCTGCATATGGAGAATTTAAGGTCGAACCAACCACTAAAGTTATAGGACAGGTGTCTGCAGGAGCAACTGTTCTTGATGTTGACTCTACTGTAGGGTTTAGTACAGATGGAGATTTATACGTTGTTTACTCAGATAAAACAAACGGAGTTCTTTCATATACCTCAAAATCACTGACACAATTTTTTGGTGTCTCAAATGTAAATAAAACTATCACTGATGCATCAACAGTAGGAGTTAATACTTTCGCTTATGCATCAACATTTGATGGAGG